AGTAGGGAACTGTCTAACAAAATCACCTATTGGTGATAAATTATTACCTTTATAATCTACTCTTTTTAAATCAAGTGGCCAGGTGAAATTCTTACCTTTTACGTTCTTATATTGTGATTCACCGAGTATAAAATTTTTCTTAAATCCATTATTTACTTTAAAATTTAAATCAAAAAAGTTATAACTCGAATTTCTTTCTCCAAATGTCTTCTCAAATGGATATGTTTTATTTAACTTAAATCCTGTATTTGGGGATTTCATATTTAAAGTAAATCCTTTTGCATAATCATCTACAAAAGAATTTGATTGTCCTAATTTTAGTTTGTATGGTTGAAATTTTGTAAATGATCCCGGTTTAAAATCCTCGGTGAATCCTCTTGCGCTATTATCTACAAAAGAATCGCTAGTACTTAATTTATTTAATTTAGATTTTAATTCTGATAATGCCATGATTATGCTTGTACTGCTCCTATTCCTCGTATTGTATTAATTTGTTGTCTTGATTGTTCTGCTCTATCTACTGAACTTACTCTCATATCTTTTCTCAGTGCCTTTAATTCTTCAATCATCGGTGTCATACTAAAATCTTGTGTGTTAACTGCAGTTTCTCCAGCGTGAATAGCCATTTCACCACGTCTAACATTAGCCACCGTACCAGAATTCATTGTGGCTCCACTAACAGGAGGTCTTGCCGCAATTGCACTTGTAACTCCACCAGCAACTCCACCAAGTAGTAATCCTGCACCACCACCTTTAAGTGCTCCTTTTCCCATACCTTTCCACCCCTGTTTGGCCATTGCTGGGCCTACAAATGGTATAGCATTCAAAGCTCCTACCAAGGATCCAACTATTCCCAATAGTACAGTTCCTATTCCTGCTCCAATAGCTACCCATTTCCAAAGACTCGATGCTCCTTCTTCTTGAGCCTTATTAACTGCATTCGTTGCCCCAACAACTTTAGATACTTCACTTACTTGTAATCCAACAGCGGATGCCAATGCTTTACGTTGAATAAGATTCATACTATTCCACTCTGACTCACTTCCAACCAACCGTACTATTTCTTTTTGGGCTCCGAGAGCATCTCCAGCAAGAGATAATTGTCTAAATTTATCAAGATTAATTTGTCTACCGAGTAATACTGAGGCTTCAAATTGAGCATTTATTGAACTTTCAAGGTCTAAAGAACCTTCCATAGCTGAAAGAATTGAACCCATTTCCAATCCAACTTTCTTTGCTTGGATTGCCATCTTCATCAAATTTTTACCACTATCTTTTGTAAATTTAGCAAATGCTTCAGAATCTGCTGCCATTGATTCAAATACTGCTGCGGGTGATACACCTTCAAGTCTTGCCATTTGAGCAACTTGTTTTTGTTGTGCCAACAATTGTCTATTAGACATACCACTTGTTGCAGTTTGTAATTTTAAAAGTTTTGCAGAAGCAGTAGCTGAAATTCCATATTGTTTATTCAGTATCTTCATATCAACGGCCATCATGGTCGTTATACCATTTATATTACCAAATTCTTCTGCTATTGCCTTAACACCCTCGGCATTTACTGCAAGTGCCCCACCAAGTTTTAATGTTTGTTTATAACTTAATCCAGTTTCATTTGCAAACTTGAATGACGCCATTGCCATCTTCACCAAAGCACCAACTACCACTGCTCCAATCGCTGCTATTCCTATCATTGCTATCTTACCCCTACCAAGTCCTTTAGCTGTTTTTTCAGATTCCTTAGTATGAGATTCCTGTATTTTATTACCTTTAGTTGCTTCTTTGTTTGTCTTAAATCTCATATCCAACTCACCACCTTTTGTTAAAGGCCCGAGTTCTGGAGTGGCTTCAGTTTTTAAATCTTTAATATTAAAAGCTTCTTTAACTCTTTCACCAATTTTATTTTTTATATCATCTTCCCACTTATCTATAGGAATCATTTTAGTTAATAACCCGCCAACTATTGGAATTTGACCAATTAAATCATTCATATATTTTACGGGTTTTAAAAATTGTGAAGCGGTTTCTTCAGTTATATCATGAGCTTTCTGTAATCTATCTTGTAAATCTTCTTGACTTCTTAAAAACTTAATTTGTCCTTTTAATTTATCCCCACCAAGAAGTTTATTTTTCTTTTCCATTTCAAAGATTTGTTTGGATAAATTTAGTTGTTGGAATTCAGCAGTACCGACAGCCTCCATATTTGATTGTATAGTTGCTGCATTATCTGCAACCACACCTAAAGATTTAGCTAATTTTTTACTGAAATGATCTGATTTTTGTCCATATTTTACAATTAAAAGAGCATTATCTTTTAATCCGTCTTGAAACCCCAGTTGAGTTTTCATTGATTTTTTTAATTGATTAGCCAGGTCAGCCTGTCCTTGTAACTCAATACTTATATTTTCATAACCTTTTAAATATTCTCGTAAATCTTTTCTACTTTTCTGTAATATTTTTAAATTTTCTCGGGCTAATTTATTTTGCTCCTTCATCTGGTCCGATTTGGCATTCATAGTTCTACCAATTTCTTGTTCTTGCTTAAGAATTTTTTTATTTAATAAAGCTAATGCTTTTCTGTTATCTAGTTCTGCCATTGATTACTTTGTGTTAACTGACAATTTAGCCAGTATTGAATTAAAAATATAAACTAATTAATTTGTAAAAATTAAATATAATCTAATGCGTCCATCTTGGATGCATAGTCAGGATCACTTTTTCTTTTCTTTTTAAAATAATCTACAAGATCCTTTTCTAAGTCATTACTTTTCTTCAACATTTTTTTCATTTCAGGGTCTGTTGCTAATACTTTTGCAACTTGTTTCCCTTTTCTCTTAGCTAATGATTTAAGGAATCGGCCTACAAACTCTTTTAAAACAGTTTCATTTTTGTATATATATTTTGCCATATTAATTTTATACCTTGGATTGGTTACTAATAAATATCACTTATTTTTATTTTTTGAACTTGGGCCCTTTTGCAGATCGTTGTTGTTTTTCTAATTGTTTGGATTCTTCTTCGTATGTTGAAGAAAGTTTTTGAAGATACCATCTACGTAAATAGACTGGCATTGAGTATAAGTCATGAAAGGTAAAACTACCCTTTCCATAATACATTAAATCGAATATTTGTTTGTGTATTTCTAGTTTATAACTTAACGGAAGGCCAAAAAAATCGAACCGTCATAGGGACAGTTATTTCTACCTCCTCACCACCATCATCTATAACAATATCCATATCTATATCTGGTGTTATTTCTTGATAATGGCTTCTAAAAGCTTGTGAGTCTTGTGTGAAAAACTCGTTATCTACAAAATTATTAACAAATGCTCGTTCAGAATTACCATCTACTGAAACTACCATCTTTTTAAAACGAGTTGTTACCTCTTTGGAAACTCCACCACTTACTTTAGCCAGTGCTTGTAATTCCTTGGTAACATCCCTCTCATCACCATCCGTCAATAATTTGTATTCTATTGTTCTTTCTGATCTTGGAAGTTTAAAACTAAATAAATTTTTCCCTTTTTCATGTTTAGAGAAATCTATTTTTTTATCTTTTAATGTAGTTAAATCAAAAGCATGTTCTTTAGATTGACCTTGATTATCAATATAATCAAAAGTGTATTCTTTACCATACGCAAGAACTCTTGCTGCGATAAATAATGCATTCTTATCACCTATCAACATACTATTAGAATTGATTTTCTTATTAACTATCAAAGCTTCCAATAATTTATCCAACACAATACCCTTTGTAATAAGATTTTGTGAGGTTAAAATATCTTCTTCTTTGGCAGTCATGTATTTTATTTCAATTGTCCCACTCGATAATGGATTGTCCTCAGGATAAAAATATCCCTTTGAGGGCAAATCCACTACTTCCGTAGGGAATTTATTTTCTGCCATTTTTACTCCTATTTGATTAGTATCATAACCTAATTATAAATATAACCTTTGTGTCCGAAATAACGAATTATTTTTTTGGTGCGAATTTCTCTTTGATTGGTTTAAGAATCATATCGAAAAGAATATCGTCATATTTTGTTGGTGTGAGTTTCACAATTTTTTCAATTGCGTAAATACCAACTAAAACATATTCCCAATTTGCTGCTATCCATTCAGTCATTTTTATTCTCCGTTTTGATTAGAATTGTAATATTGCGTAATCGTAACGCAATGTTAATTCGATATCTACTGGATCTGTACCATTTGCAAAATCTACATCATTGAAGTTAACATCCTGTGCCCACGCACCTTTTAATGTCCATTCTTCAACAATATCTCCTACTGGACCCAATAAATTAAATGTAATATCTTTTTTATAAAAATCTGAGTATCCATCACGACCTGTTACTGATTCGTGGGATAATCTCACCCATTCCATACATGCTTGTGCTGCTGATGGTACAATAGGGTCATATAATGTAAGTGCTAATGGTTGCCACTCACCTTTACCTTTAATGTATCTCTTTACATTAATATGGTCTAATACTATTTCTTCAAATGTTATTTGAGGTCTTGCTGCAGTTTTTATTAAATATGCGGGTAGACCTTCAATATACATGACATACCGGTTTTTAGTTTTTGGTTCAAACGGTGTGAACATTATTTCTGAAGGATCAATTAACTCTGGCATTTCCAATTCTCCTATTGTTAAATTCTGTACGGTTTTTGTACTTCAAGTATAAATATCAAACTAATTAAAAAAAATGAATTTCTATATATGTCAATTTGTAGAAGTTTTTTAGAAGTTTTATAGGGCAATAAAAAACCCCATAATTAAATGAGGTTTCTTATTTCGTTTTACGAATTAGTCTGGGAACGATGCTCCTGTGGGTAATACCACGAAGTCAAGAACAATAAATTCCGCTGTTCTCGTAGGTTGGATAAATATCTGTCCTACAAGACGGTTTCTATCAACAACATCAGGTGTGTTATTGCTATCGTCCATCACTACTCTAAATGCGTTCAAACCACTATTGGCCTGGACACTTTCAAGGTAAGGATTGACAATATTCAAGAAACGATTCCTCGTTGCTGTTGTGTTCTGTTCGAATACTAAATATCTTGAAGATGACGCAATGAATTTCTTCAATGCAATCAACAATCTACGAACATTGATTCTATCAAGTGCTGATGGTTTAGACTGAAGTGTTTTCTGTCCAAATACCGTTACACCTTGACCTGGGAATGTTGCAATTGGATTAACTCTATTTTCATACAGTTTATCTCTCTCAGCGTGAGTTAATCGTGTTTTAGCTTCTAAAACAGAAGTTAAACCACCACGATTTAAACCAGCTGGTGCAAACCATTCGTGTGCTATCTTATCTGTAAAGGATATTACACCTGGTAGAACAACTGAAGGTGGCACCCAAACTGGTAATTGTGTTTCAGAATCAACTACTTTAACCCAAGGAAAATATGTCCCTGCGTAGTTGGTATCTAATGCACTTATACCGTTGGTTGCGTTATCAATTGTATCACTCCATGCAAATCCATCCAATACATAAAAAGCATCACCACGAGCTTCAATTTTTGAAATTGCGTGGTTGGTCACTGCACTATGTACAATTGAACCACCTTTACTATGAAGTACACCTGGGATAGCCAATAAATTAATATCGAACTCATCAGGATTACTTATAGCATTGATTGCTCGTTTGTATGCTACAGAACCACTTGCTGCTGCGGATGATAAATCAAATCCTTGTGTGTTTGTACCAGAAATATCATTTCCAGTAGCTTTAATCACAGTTGGATCATCACCATCAAATCCCCATTGTAGAGGCATTACAAATTTCCTCTGTGCAATGTCTGAATTTGCTAATGTTATTGCTGTTGAACTATTTGCTGCCGTAGAAACATTTAAGTCTCCTGCTGCGTTATCATCACCATTCATATTTGCTAATGAAAATACACTATTTGAACCTGTAGTAGCGTTATAAGGAATAGGAGCTAAATACTCTCTATTATCCTTTAACTTATAATCAAATCCATAAAATACGTTTTGGTCAAAATCACCAACACCATTTTTCTGTTCTGATTTAAATGTTATTGTAGGTACATTAGCACCTAATACTGGATTATTCACTGCTTCAAATCCAAAAGGTACTACATTTTTAGCTAAGTTTCTAAGATCTGCATAATCACCAATACGAATCCATTTAGATTGATTTGGCCAATCACCTTTATAGGTTAATTTACCATTTGAATCAATTTCAACAAATCTATCACCAATTTTTCTTGCGAAATAGTTGTTTGAAGTTCTATCAAAATTACAATTATCAAACTGTTCAAGAACTATATTATCATCTGCTTGTGCTGGGTTATTTTTTCTTACCTGTACAGAGAATTCACCATAATCCGAACCAGGAATTGAACCAGCCGCTTTAATATTCAATACACATACTTTAAATTCTTCATTCACACTTGTTCCGTGAGATAATGAATAAATTCTAAATAAGTTATTGTATGAACGAGTTGCTGTTGCTCCTTGGTCAATTACGATTGGTGTTCTTGCCACAGAATAATCACTATTACCTGTCCAAGTTGCTGCTACACCAGTTGCTCCATATTGTGCTGAATATCCAGTTCCACTTTGAAAATCCTGTCCAGCCGAACCACTTGCACTATTTGCTACTGATAATTCAGTCCAAGACTGATGATTATTGTGTGCAGTTTCTTTAAATACTTTGTATAGGTATACTTTTGATGTATTGTTCATTGGATCAGAACTAATCACTTTATCAATAAACAAATCACTTGATGTTGCAAACGATGCACTTATTGTTTCATGAAATGTTCCAGCTGTATTAGTAGAACCACTTATGTGGATTACAAAATCACCAGCTGTAACTGAAACAGTTGAACCACTTTGTTCTACACCACTTCTCATTACTCGTGTTCCATCAATTCCAAGTGCCCCAGCACCACGTGATGGTGCTAAAACTGCTATTAAATCTTCGTTGGATGAACCACTTGCAACTATATTAACATAATCTGTCTTATATCCACCAATACCAAGAACTCTAACTATTGTTACAGCACTGGCACTTTTAAGATATTCTTGAACTGTGTAGGGAACATAATAATCTTCACTTACTTTTCCAAATGTATTTTCAAATTCTTGAAAATTACTAAGTATAGTTGGTGTGAATGCTGGGCCCTTTTCAGTCGGCCCGATTATTGCTGCCCCAATATCAGAAATACCTTGTGGTAGAAAAGACAAGTCCCGCTCTTCCGTAAAAACGCCAGGACTTACTATTCTTTCCGCCATTATTTTTCTCCCAATTTATGAGGTTGTTTTAATACAAATTAAAGTTATATATAAATATAAGCCAAATTTCTCAAACATTAGTTTTGAGGAGTAAATTTACCAGTTTCTACATCAAGATTACCAATTCCGTACTTATCTGTCATCTTTTTTACAATTCCTTGTTCAGATTCTCTAGCTTCATCATATGCAACATGCAATTTTTGTTCATTAGATTCTATATTATCCAATTCCTTATTTAATTGACTACGTTGTAAAGCAATCTGTCCAAGTTGTAAAGCTATACCTTGGTATTTTTCTTGTAAAGATTTAATCTCTTTGATCTCTTCTTCTGGTACTACTACTTCTGATTTTTTCGTTTCGTCTGCCACGTTAAAACCTCCATTTTTGTTGTTATAAATGTATCTAACTATAAGTATCTAATTAGATTTCAAATCATCAATTTCTTTTTTCAGTTCTTTAATTGATTCTATCAGAACGGGGACTAATTTATTATAATCCACCGATTTAAATTTTCCTCTACCATGTAAACCTTCGTGTTCTTTCACAAGTTCAGGAATAACTGCTTCTACTTCTTGTGCTAACACTCCAACATCGTGTCCCATATCTTCTCGTTTCCAATCATACTCAACACCACGAAGTTTCATCACATCAGATAAACCATATTTCATATCTGTGATATTCTCTTTCAAATTCATATCAGATGCGACGGTTGAAGAATATGCAACAACGTCAGCGTCTGCGTGAAATGTTCCACCCGCTGTAAATCTAAATTCTTCTACATTTGATAAATACACTTTAATATTATCATCTGTACCAAAATCAATCCAATCACCACTAGCATCTCTACCAACTTTAAGTCCAGTATTATATATTGAAGTAATAGTTGTTTGTGCTGCTGTTACTGCAACATCATTAGCATTTGCTGTAATTCCATCTCCACCAATTACATTTATCACTCCACTTGTGGCAGTCGTTCCTGCTCCTGCCAATTCAGTTGCTACATCATCATGTACCATACCAGTTTGAACTGCATTTGCTTGTATTGTTCCAGCTGCTGTAACATTACCACTTCCATCAAAACTTGGTGAAGTCCATGCAACATCACCAGTCATTGCTATTGTTCTACCAGTAGCCAAAGCAGTTGCTGTAGACGAATTTCCTGTTAATTCACCTGCCAACGCAGTTGATGTAATGGATGTTGCTCCTGTTACCACACCAGCGTCTATACTAATTGTTCCGTCTAATAAAATTGCCGAACCTGCTGCTGGTTCGATGTTAATTGCTGCTCCAGAATCTAATGTTATTAATCCTGCTGAAGCAATCTCAGCAGTACCATCGATTGTAAATAAAAGATTTGCTGCTGCGGCTGCTGTATCAACCGTAGTAAAAGTCAAAGCACCATTGGTAGATGCTGCTATAGTGGCCGTATCATCTGTTGATGGTGTCATCACAATTGAATCATCTGTAATAACCGTTGTACCGATTGTAAAATCTGTTGTTGCGTCAATTGTAGTACCCACAATAGTACCTGCAGCTACTGCACCTATTGCAGTAAAATCACCTGCGGCTTGAGTTGCTGCCCCAATTACTGTATTATCAATAGTTCCACCATCAATATCAGGTGTATTAATATCAGGACTTGTTAAAGTTTTGTTTGTAAGTGTGTCGGTTGAACTAATAGTTACTAAATTAACTTCTGCATCTTTCAATCCACCAATCCATCTATCTTCACTTACATCCCAGAGTAATGAACCTGTTTCTGTTGTATCGGCATCATTTATATAAAGTCCACCATCTCCTGCTGCTGAACCAGCATTTAATGTAACTATTCTATCTCCAATATCTAAATTTGAACTTGAAACATATGTTAAATCTCCTCGTACTTCCATACCACCAGTTACAATAATTCCTGTAAATGATCCAGATGCTGGTGTTGCTGCACCAATAACTGTTCCATCAATATTTCCACCATTAATATCAACTGTAGTAAGTGTAGAAGTTCCTGTAGCAGTAATTGCGTCTATATGACCTGTATCAATATGAGCTTCTGCAAATTGTAACGCAGAAGTTCCTAAATCTCTTGCACTATTTGTAGATGGTACTATGTCCGAATCGAATCGACCCGTTGCTGTAATTGTATCACCCGTAGCGTCTCCTAAATCAACATTTCCAGTTGCTACTAAAGTTGTAAAAGTACCAGCTGCTGGAGTATTACCACCTACAACTCCATCTGATGTTCCAACAAATGCTGTCGATGTAATAGATGTTGCTCCTGTTACTACACCCGCGTCTATACTGATTGTACCATCCAATAGAATTGCTGAACCTGCTGCTGGTTCGATGTTAATTGCTGCTCCAGAATCTAATGTTATTAATCCTGCTGAAGCAATTTCAGCCGTGCCATCTACTGTAAATAAAAGATTTGCTGCTGCGGCTGCTGTATCAACTGTAGTTATAGTCAGAGCACCATTAGTAGATGCTGCTATAGTGGCCGTATCACCACTTGTTGGAGTCATCACAATCGAGTCGTCTGTAATAACCGTTGAACCTATTGTAAAATCTGTTGTTGCGTCAATTGTTGTACCTGTAATTGCACGAGCCGTGTCAGCACCAAGTATACCATCAACATTAGTACCAATTAAATCGGTAGAAGTAATTGATGTTGCTCCTGTTACTACTCCTGCATCTACACTAATTGTTCCGTCTAATAAAATTGCTGAACCTGCTGCTGGTTCAAGGTTAATTGCTCCACCCGAATCTAATGTTACGGTAGTACCAATTGCTTCAAACGTTCCGTCAGCGGTAATTGTTATGTTTGCTGCTGCGGCTGCATCATCTACTGTAGTAATAGCCAATGCACCATTGGTAGCTCCACTAAAAGTAATCGTATCACTTGTTGATGGTGTCATCACAATTGAGTCGTCTGTAATAACCGTTGAACCTATTGTAAAATCTGTTGTGGC